CAGATTCGACAATCGAACCTGAAGCACCACAACCAACAGAAGGAGAAGACGAAGTGGAAGACACCGTCAAAGACGCTGCAACCGCCGAAACGGTTGAAGCCGCCCAGTCAATCACCGCAACTGCAAATGCAGTTGGTGGTTGGAAAGCAACACCACGAATCGAACTAACCGCTGCAAAGTACCTAGAAAACAAGGTTCTTGCTGCGACAGGCGACGAAACTGCACGTCAGTATGTTTTAGCAGCTGACAACACAACAGACAACGCAGGACTTGTTCCAACACGTCAGTTGTCAGAAGTAATCAACGGATTATCAACAACAATCCGCCCAAGCATTGAAGCAATTTCTCGCGGCACATTGCCTGACGCGGGCATGACCTTCGAAATTCCGAAAATTACAGTAGCCCCAACGGTTGCCGTAGTTGCCGAAGATGCAATTTTCAATGAGACAGACCAGAACAGTGCCTTCTTGTCAGTGGACGTCAAAAAATTTGCTGGTCAGCAAAAATTTTCCGTAGAATTACTTACCAGAACTAGCCCTTTGTTCTATGACGAACTTCTACGCAACATGGTTGCAGCAATGGCGAAGGCGCAGGACGCTTACGCAAACGCACAACTAGTCGCTGGTGCAACTGCTGACGGCACAACAATTACAACGTACCCAACAGCGGCTGAATTGCTTGGCGTTGTTGCACGTGGTTCAGCAAGCGTTTATGCAGCGACCGCAGGTCTTGCAAATCCATTTGCACGCAACATTCTTATGAACACTTCACAATGGTCAAACGTAATGTCACTCAACGATTCAGGTCGTCCGATCTATAACGAAGTGACAAACCCAATGAATCAGCCAGGCGTTGCAACACCAACTTCACTTCGTGGACGCGTTGCAGGTCTTGATCTATACGTCACCGCAAACACGGCTGCGACAACAGACACAGATGATTCAATTTTGATCATCAACCCTGACGCATACACATGGTACGAAGGAACTTCATACCAGTTGCGCGCAGAATCAACCGCTGACGGTTCAATCACCGTGGGCGTGTATTCGTTTGGTGCAGTAGCCACAAAAATTGCGGCTGGTGCATTTGGCGTGAATAAGGGTTAATTCCCACAACTAATCATGCGGCGGGTTCTCCCGATCTCGCCGCAGCCGATCGAAAGGAAACGGACATGCCAGCCATTGTCACTGCGAGTCAATTGCGGACGGTGCTTGGCGTGTCCGTTTCACTTTATTCAGACGCTTATCTTGACGAAATCATCAACACTGCCGAAGCCGTGATTTTGCCCATGCTGGTGGCAAACACTTCAGCAATTCAGTCATACAAACTTGAATCAAATGTTGCTTATTTCTACACCGAAAGAAATCATCATTTTGTGTCAGGTCAATCAGTCATTGTGACTGGGCTGCCAGCACCGTTCACCGCGACACATACAGTCGTGACGGCAACGCCTTATTCATTCACCGCTGCATTGACTTCATCAAATGTCACATTGCGCGAAATCATTCCAATGGGCACGGCAACACTTCAGGGTTATTCAGCAGCTGATTTATACGCAACCAGCGCACCAATTGAATCTGCAATTTTGGCAGTCAGCGTCGAAGTCTTTCAGTCACGCGTTGCCGCTGGTGGACAGATCGAAGGCGTAGATTTCACCAGTAGCCCATACAGAATGGGCAGAAGTCTTACAAATAGGGTGTCCACATTACTTATGCCGTTCCTTGACGTTGAAACGGTCGTACAGTAGTGCCAGCCAATGCCGTTTCCGATACACGCGCAGCCTTAGCCAACGCCTTCAGCGCGTTATCTGCCAACGTGTACCCGAGCGTTCCTGAATCGCCAATTCCGCCCGCCATTGTGGTCGTGCCTGATTCGCCTTACATGGAAGTTGTTTTGATAGGTAAGGCGTCAACAAAGGTCAAAATCAATTTTGCAATTACTGCCATTGTTGCTTCCAATAGCAACGCAGGTTCATTAGATAACCTGGAAAAACTCATCATAGGAATTCTTGCGGCAATGCCCGCAGGATACGTTGTTGGACAAATCGAAAAGCCGACGGTCTTAGAAGTAGGACAGTCACCAATGCTTGTCGCCGACATCAACGTTTCGACGTACTACACACAAACAACATAGGGGACAAAATGCCAACGACAATCATCACTGGTCGCGATTTAGTCGTGACCATTGCAACCATAAATTATGACGCGCAGGCGACCAGCGCAACACTTGCAAATTCACCAACTGTCGAGACTTACCAGACACTTGACGGGAAGGCTTACAAGCACATTGACGACCAGTGGACATTCGACGTTTCAATGCTTGCAGACTGGGGCGCGTCAGGTTCATTGTGCGAAGCACTATGGACTGCATGCGAAACCGCACCAAACACAACATTGGCAGTTTCATTGACTGCCGTGACTGGTGCAGTGTTTGCATTCAATGTTATGCCAGTATTCCCAGCAGTCGGCGGGTCAGCACCTGACGCGCAGACCGTTGACCTATCATTCATAGTAGTTGGAACACCAACTGAAACATTCAGCTAAAAACAACTAATCGGGAGACAAAATGAAGTTACCAATAACAATTGAATACAACAACGGCGACCAAATCACCTACACGGCTGCACCGCCTGAATGGGTGAAATGGGAAAAGCAAACGGGTCACACCATTGCCCAGGCGCAGGAAAAAATCGGAATTTCCGATTTAGTATTTCTCGCCTATCACGCCATGAAGCGCGAAGCCGCTGGGAAGCCAGTCAAGCCAATCGAAGCATGGACGGAAACCATTTCCGAAGTGATCGTCGGTGAAGCAAACCCAAAAGCCACCCAGTCGGAAGCCTAAGTCGAATCGTGTGGGAGATAGCCCTGGAAACGGGGCTATCCCCAAATGAGTTTGAAAGTGCCGAAGACATTTTGACGGTCATTGAAATTTTAGAAAGGCGAGCAAATGGCTAAGGAAGCAATTTCCTATGACAAAGCAGAATTGCGCGCCATAACCCGTTCATTCAAAGCAATGGACGAAGAAGCAACCAAACAGGCAAAAGTCATCAGTAGCGAATTGGCGGATTATGTTCGTTCAAGCGTGATCGACGCCGCGTCAACCAGCGGCACGAATCAAGCCGCGAAAGTTAGAATTGCCACTGGTGCAAAAGTTTCAAAGTCATCAAAAATTGGTGAGATTTCCTACGGCTTTGCAGCCCAAAAGTTTTCAGGCGGCGGCACAACGCAACAGTTATGGGCAGGTAACGAATTCGGTTCGAATAAGAAAAAGCAATTTCCAGTGTGGTCAGGTCGTGAAGGTCGCGGTTCACGCGGCTGGTTTATCTATCCGACATTGCGAAGAATCCAGCCTGAGATCGTCAAACGTTGGGAAAACGCATTCGTCAAAGTTGTGAAGGAGTTTGACTAATGGCTGGCAGTCGTACCCTTAAACTTTCGATTCTTGGCGACGTTGACAATCTTAACAAATCGCTGAAAACCGCGTCAGGCGACGTCGACACATTTGGCGACAAGGTTGGCAAGGCAGGCGTTGCAATCGGTAAAGCATTCGCCGCAGCTGCTGCCGCTGCTGGGGCTGCCGCAATCGCAATTGGTATCGAAGGCGTAAAGGCTGCAATTGCTGACGAAAAGGCACAAACACAATTGGCGTTGGCGTTGGAAAATGCCACGGGTGCAACCCAGGCGCAGATCAAAGCGACTGAAGATTCAATTCTTCAAATGTCATTGGCAACGGGTGTTGCTGACGACGAACTGCGCCCGGCACTTGGTCGCTTGGTTAGATCGACGGGCGACATCACTAAGGCGCAGGATTTATTAGCAATTGCCCTTGACGTCAGCGCAGCAACAGGCAAGCCAGTTGAAGCAGTTGCAAATAGCCTGAGCAAGGCATTTGATGGGAATACCGCTGCGCTTGGTAAATTGGGCGTTGGCTTATCTACTGCCGAATTGAAAACAATGTCATTTGAACAGGTTCAAGGGCGTTTGACTGAATTGTTTGGTGGCGCAGCAGCCCGCAACGCCGACACGTACGCGGGACAGATCGCACGCGTTCAGGTTGCATTTGACGAAGCAAAAGAAACATTGGGCACGGCGTTGCTTCCAATTCTTGACGAATTATTGAAATTCATCAATCAAAACGCATTGCCAGCAATCCAGGCATTTTCAGCAGCCTTCAGCCTGACAGAAGGTGACGGGTTTGGCAGAATTATTAGCGACGTTGGTGCAACCTTAAAAAAGACATTCACACCAATTATTCAAGGCGTGAAGTCTGCATTCGATAGTGTTAAAACCGCAGTGCTTAATAGCAAAGATGAATTTTCTTCATTTTTTGAAGTCGTAAAATTTGTTGCACCGATTCTTGGCAAAGTTATTGGGGCACAAATCACCGCAATCGGAAACATTGCTGAAGTTGTTATCACTATTATTTCAAAAGTTTTGGCTGCAATTAAGCCATTGTTGAACACGGCTATTGACGGAATCAATTTAATCATCAAGGGTTACAACCTTATTCAAACAGGTAAAGACATTCCATTGATTCAAAAAATTGGTGCTTCATCGGGTTCAACCGCAACGGGGGCACTGGGCAATTTCAGCATGTCAACAGGGACAACCATGACGACAACGGGCGTTGGCACTGCCGTGACAGGTGGCGGAACGACCGGTGTCACGGGCGGTGGCAGCACTGGTCTAGTTACTAGCGGCGGCGGTAGTGCGACAGGTGGGGTTGCGACAGTTGCAAGAAAAGCAGCTGAAGCAATCACTAACATTGCAGGCGCATTTGATAACTTCACTAGTGGCACGACAAGCCTTGCAGGTATTGAAGCGGCTTCAAACGCTGGTTTCCGTTATGGAACGTCGGGAGTCAACACGAACACGCTTGCAGGAATTCTTGCAGCGTCTCAGCAACCAAGCGTGGTCGTTAATTTTAACGGTGTTGCAACAGATCCTGAAGGCACTGCGCGCGTTTTGGTCGATACTTTGAACAGTTCGTTTTATCGCGGCACGAATGGTGCAAGAGGGTTGCAATTTACATGACGCAATGGAATCCCGTTTGGAAGGTAACAATCGACGGCATTGAATACACCAACGCGGTTTTGGCTAACTTGGTCGTTCGCAGCGGTCGAACAAACATTTACGAGCAGGCGCAGGCAGGCTATACAAACATTCAATTGATCGACGTCAATCAGACCGCGATTCCCGTTCAAATCAATTCGACAATTTCAATTCAAATCAAGGACACGTCAAACACATTCGTGCCAATCTTCGGTGGCAATGTCGTGGACATTGGTCTTGAAGTCCGCGACGTGGGTTCGACCATGTTCACGCAGACCTATTCGATCACCGCGTTGGGCGCATTGGCGCGTTTGCCAAAGGCATTGACCGACGGCGTGCTTTCAAAGGATTTTGACGGCGACCAAATTTACGAAGTGCTGCGCGGGGTTTTACTGAATACCTGGGCTGAAGTCGCTGGGTCATTAACCTGGGCTGCATACCACCCGACGACGACCTGGGCAGCAGCTGAAAACAGCGGTTTGGGTCAAATCGATCAGCCAGGCAATTACGAATTGGCTTCACGATCATCAAGCCGAACCGACGTTTATTCGCTGGTATCGGCACTGGCAACGTCAGGGCTGGGGTACATTTATGAGGACGCCCAGGGTCGAATCGGTTATGCAGACAGTACGCACCGCACCCAATACCTAACAACAAACGGTTATGTCAGCCTTGACGCCAATCATGCGCGTGCGGCGGGACTTCGCATTCAAACCCGCGTCGGCGACGTTCGCAATTCATTAACAATCAAATACGGTTCGACCAGCAGTGCCGAAGTGTCAGCAAGCGACACAGGTTCAATTGGTTTATACGGCACGCTTGCCCAAATCATTACGACAACATTGGAAAAGTCAGCCGACGCAACCGCCCAGGCGAATTTCTATTTGTCGCTTAGGTCTAACCCACAACCAATCTTTAGCGAAATTTCGTTTGACTTAACAAACCCAGAAATTGACAATTCCGACCGCGATAACCTGATCAATGTTTTCATGGGCGAACCAATTTCAATCAGCAACCTGCCTGGCAACATGGGTTCAATTTTTCAGGGTTTTGTTGAGGGCTGGTCATTTCAAGCCGCTTACAACCGACTTTCAGTTTCCTTGACGCTTTCCCCAACCGCTTATTCCTTGCAGTCATTGGCATGGGACGAAATTTCCAACACATTCACTTGGTCGGGCGTGTCGCCAACGCTTGACTGGGCGCGTGCAACAATTATCACCTAAGAAGGAGAAAACATGGCAAACCCAACGACGAATTTCAACTGGCAAATGCCGAC